CATCTAGTCCTAAATCCTTTTTAGCCTTTTCTGCTATTTTGCTAATATCGAATTTATCTTTTATATTAGTTTCTAATTTATCTCCCCATTTATATCCTGCATCCCAAGCTTTTCCATAATTAAATCTGTCAAAATGCAGTTTATTAGGGTCCATTCGTTCAACTTTTATCTTAGCTTCTCCTGCTACTTTGTCAGTCCACCCTTGTAATTTATCTTGCCAACCACTCACTGCATTTGCTAGATTTGAGCCAAATATGGTATCTATTGCAGATGCTATGCTTCTTAATATACCTAATACCGCATCAGCCATTCTAGATACCGCCCTTATGACAGAGCCGATCGGGTCGTCTAAAAAGTTAGCAAAGAACTCTGCAAAGTTTGCTAAACTATTATAAATTAAAGCTACAATATCTATAATTAAGTTCCCTGTTGCAATAAATAAATTTCCTACAAAAGCAGCTGCAACTGATATTGCACCTGCAACTATACCTATAGCAGATACACTAGTCCCTGCAAAATGATTGAATATTGCTACTCCTACAAATAAGACTGCTACTAAAGCTATTATTCCTGCAACTATCCAAAAAATCGGACACGCCAAAATAGCTGCATTTAAACCCCATTGAGCAACTGTAGCCATTTGAGTTTCTGTTAATTCTGCATGTACTGCTAAAGCATGTATCGCAGAAGCAATTGCTAAGGCATTTTTTGATATTTTGCATAAAGTTTCCCAAAGCCATATACTTCCTAATGCAATCAAATAAGTACCTAAAATCCCTACAACCCCTGCTATAATTGGACCTATTATACTCCAATTTTGTGCAAATATATTAGCAAGGTTTAATGCTTGTGTTACTATCCAGCCTAGTGCTTGTGAAATTAAACTTATCCCAACAATCATTGTGTTTGAAAAACTTTGAAAAGCTGGGCTCCCTAATATACTTATAATTCCATTAAAAATGTTAAAAAATACATTACCTAAAACATATAATCCGCTGATAAAATTATCTATAAAGGTTCGGAAACCTCGGCTAGACATAGATTGTTCTATTTTTTTCTGTATAACACCAAAAATCATGACTGCATTATTTTTTATTGATGTCCAAATCTGTCCAAATGTATAAGGCATCTTCTCGAACTCTGCATTAGTCTGCTCCGCCGCTGAAAGTAAGGAGTTTTTTACAATATCTGCTGTTAACATTCCTTCACTTGCCATACCTCTTATCTTCCCTATATCGACCTCGAGATAATCGGCAATAGACTGAATAATATTAGGTGCTGACTCAAACACAGCATTTAGTTCCTCGCCTCTTAACACGCCACTTCCTAAACCTTGTGTAAGTTGTAAAAGTGCTGAATTAGTTTCTTCTGTTGTTGCTCCTGCAATTACAAATTTCTTGTTAAGTTGTTCCGCGAATGCTACTATTTCTTTTGTACTACTAAATGCTTTGCCTGCATTCATGCCCACTCTGCTTACAATTTTTGCAGTATCTAAATAAGATGCTCTTGCTCTTTCCGCTGATTGAAATATCATTTTGTTGAGTCCTCCATCAGATTGTTGCCCATCATTTATCATAGCTAGTCTCGCATTAGTACTCGTCATTTGGTCACTTAAATTAATCAAACCACCAACACTTCTCAATCCAATATAAGTTGCTACTAATCTTTTAGCATTTTCTACTAACTTATCTGTACTACTTGCTCCTTTTCTAACATCATCATTAAATCTTTTTTGTTGTTCATCAGCTTCTCTTATTTGTTGTTCTAATCTATCAAACCCAGCTTCTGCACGTGCTAGTTCTTCTCTAGCTGTTCTAATACTATTAGCATCTATAGCATTGCTAGATGTTCTTTGTAATTGCTCGAATGAACTTAATACAATATTCATAGCATTAGTCATGTGTCTAAAAGCAGGTGTCATTCCGTCGAAAATTCGGATAGATGTTTGTATAGTTGCCATTTTTAACCTCCTTTCTTTTTTAACATAATATAAGCACTTACTTATTTTTAAGTAAGTGCTTATATATTATAAATTTAGCAATTCTTTTTTCTTAGCATCAAATTCTTCTTGTGTAATAGCTTCCATATTTAACAAATTCTTATATTTTAATATTTCATCAGCTGTAGAACTAGATATAGACTCTTTTTTATCTTCTATATTCTTAGAACTTGTTATTATAGACAAAGTTGATAAAATCTCTTGGGCATAATTATAAGATTCTTTATATAAACTTGAATTTGTAGAAATTTTAGAATTAATTAAATATATATACTTTGTAGAATTCTTTATATTATTAATTGTAATTTTTATCTTTAAACTATTTACATAAGTTTTTATTTTTTTCTTTCCTAATATACTTCCAGCTATAGCTCCTGTTTCGCCAAATAAAAGACCTCCTCCAATAGCACCACCTAATCCACTTTTAATTATAGATTCATCATCTTCTAAAAGTTCAAATGAAATAATATCCCTAAAGTCATATACTCTCTTATTCTTATTTAAATTGCTTATTTTATCAGATATAATTAATTGTTTTTTATTTTCATCTACTAATAAATAAATTCCTACTTTTTTACTTGCGTTAAAAGATTCAAATCTTTTTTTATTTTCAAGTGTTAATCTTATTGATTTTTTTATTTCCTCAGAAGATATTTTTTTAATTACATCTGTTGGTTCGACTATAGAAAATGTATCTTTATATTTTTTTAAACATTCAGAACATATTACACCATCAGATATTTTTTGTTTACCTTTTTCTCCACATATACAACAACTTTCATTTCCACTAAATAATCCCATAATATCCCCCTTTATTATAATGAATTTATAGGATTATTATACTATATCAGTAAAATTTTTACATTATTATCACCTCCTTTCATTAAAAAAACACTTACTCATTTGTAAGTGTTTTTGAATTATTTTTAATTTTAAGTCCACATAGTTAATATAAAACCCTTTATTGCAAATGTAACTGATGCTATATATGTTCTATTTACATACCACTTAGTTAATATA